TTTCGGAGTTATTGAAAGACTTAATAACGTTGAAACAAACTACAAACTTATGAGTAGTGATTTAGAAAAGAATACTGACTTTAGAATTAAATGGCCAAGAGGAGAATTAGGTTCTTTGCCAGCAGATAGTGAACAGTTTATGTTAATAGAACATATAGCTGGGCAACTAGAAAAAGTACAAGAACAATTAGAAGCAGGTATGCACAATAAAGTTAATATAGAATTTTTATCTAAACAAATGGAAAAAGCTTTAACAGATATTGAGAAATTAAAAGATAAAATTAGAAAGAATGGTAGTTATGATTGAAACTATTTTTGCACTTTTATTAATAATGGATCACCAAATTATTGAGCATCGTATTCAACCTAATTTGAGTACGTGCCTTAAAGGAAAACGTTATGCACAAAGAGAAGATGTAGGAAATAATAGAATACAACATAAATGTATTAAATCAAAAGCAGAATTAGAAATAAATATAGATGGCTCGATTACGATCAAAAAACTCATCCTTGAATAAAAGGACTTATAAGAAACATAAAGAATATGCTACAGATATATCTTTTGAAAATGAAGTTGATAAATCCTTTTTAGATGATATAGCAAATAATACTCCTCATGCAGAACAGTTTGAAGAAAAAAACTTGGATAAAAAGAAAAAAAGAAGTTTATAATTGTGGTAATTGTGATTGGTGTGGTAAAGCTTTATTCTCTGATATGGGTGGTTGGATAATAAATGCTGAAAAAAAGCATTTTTGTCATGATAGTAAAAATTACCTTTGTTTTGACCGATATATAGACTCTAGGAAGCTCATATCTCAACATACAAGCCCTTCGGTAGCATAATACGACCTTGGCTATGCGTTAAATACTATCCTTATATAAAGAGCTTAATTGAGCTTAGAACCGTCTTCTCTAAATTTTTCTGACTCTATTGTAGCTAAAGCTGAAGATAGAAGATCTATCGTAAATGCTTTCTTATTATACCAAGATGCAACATTCATTACTATAGAAACTAAAGCAACTAATGATCCATCTACGTTTCCTCTTTTAAGAAGATCAACTGTCATAAAATCATTTAGTTCTTCAATTGATTCTATACATTCATTTAATTTAAGATCTCGTTTTTTAAACTCTGCTTTTAAATCTAGAATTGATTTCATGTGGAAATATTATACTTGGTTCATCTTCCAGCAACGCACTTGTTTTTAAAGTGATTTATTCTGTTATTTTTTCCACATATCATTGAAAAAATCTTGCCAGAACTTCTGAATTTGCTCTTGATATTTTTTAGCTTGTTCAGGTTGTTCTTTTAAGAATTTATCCATTTGAACTTTCCATTCTGCGTAAGTTGGAATTTCTAATTTAAAATTAAACATATTTATCTCCTTTCTTTGTTAAGAGGTTTAACCATGAACCTCACGTGCATATTAAGTTACAACCCTATTCTAATATCAGTTTTTCGATTGTATGTGAAGCATTTTTAAAGCATGGGGGAAATCCTCTTGCGAGGCAACCCCCCATGCGAGGAGCCACTCTTACGAGTAACACTACTTGTAGGGTTTACCATGGTGTCTACAAATTCTTTAAAACTGACCTTTATAATCTCCACTTGCTTGTGGTGATTCTGGAGCAATAGCTTCAGTAGGTGTTCCCCCATTACTCTTTGGTGAAACCATTTTGATTACACCAGAATATCTAGGTACAACTACTTCAGTTACATATCTTTTATTACCACCAGAATCATCATAAGATCTAGTTTCAATTTCACCTTCTACATATAACATAGTACCTTTTTTGGCATATTTACCCATTGTATCTGCGATACGAGGATCAAATACTACAACTTTGTGCCAAGTAGTTTTTTCATCTTCTTTAAACTTCTTGTTAGTTGCTAAAGATAGATTAGCCATAGTGTCGCCCTTTTTAGTTTGTTTAACTTCAGGATCAGCACCCAATCTACCAACTAGTATTACTTTATTTATCATCTTTATCTTTCCTTAACTTTGTAGGATCTATTATTTTAACATTGCTTTCAGCCGATCCATTAGTACTGAATTTTGTTTTCATTTCTGAAATATATTTATTATTATCAAACATACCTAGAAACACATCTGCATTAAGACCTAGATAACTAAATCCTTTAGTCAAAGCATCTGTTGTTGCTTTCTTTGGAGCTTCATCATCAAGACTACCATTTTTCTTATATAATGCACAAACACTTGAAATTGGCCCATAGCCATACCAAGTATCATTGTCTTTCCATTGAATAATTACTTCTGCAAATACATTTTGATCTGTATATGTATAAGTATTTTTAAATCTCCAACCTTTACCTACTGGCCCAAATAATCCTGTCATACACATTACTTGTGACATTGGATCAATTGTTGTTAATGTTTTCCCAAACTTTGGAAAAGGTTTTGTCCACGCAGGATCTGTAGCTTTCGCTTTATCCCAAATGTAATAGTTTTTTGTATCACCTGTTCTCATTTCATATTCCTTTTTCTGTGTATTGATTAATTATATGGTCTTTACTGACTTTATACACATAAGCCATAGCACCACTTGAGTTTTTTCTTCTATCTTTTCTTTCTATTTTACCTAGCTTAAACAACTCTGTTACTCTAGGTCTTACAGTAAAAGGACTCAAAGCTAATAATTCAGCAACCTCATCTGCAGTAGCACCAAAATTTCCTTTGTTAACTATAACATCAAAAACTTTTTTTCTTATAGTTTCAGCTCCAGCTGTTATTAACTCTGCAGCTTCCAGAGAAGTTCCACCTTCCTTACTTCCTGGTGACAATGGGTATGATTGTTTTACCATTCATCTCCTTTGTGTTAAAGTTATCAAAATCAATATATTGTGGTGGTTCTTTCTTGCTAGTTACAAAATGCCAAAATAATATTTCTGCATTTTCTAGTTTATCTTGAAACTTTTTATCTTCAGTAACTTCAATAATCTCATGTTTCAAATTTCCAAAAAATACTGATAAATACACTTTAGGATAATTACATACCATTAAATAATGTTGTAATTGTGCTTTATATTTATCAGATACCTTTTTCGGATTACTAAAAGCATTAGTATGTTTACATTCTAATATAGCTTTATCTTCATCTAATATTAATCCATCAACATGAGCATACATATATTTATATTTTGGATGAAAGAATGTTTCTTGTTTACCATCCACCTTTAATTTAGTTAATTTTTCAAACCAACTTATATTAAATGATTCAGTATGTATTCCCATTTGTACTGGTAACACATCACTTAAATCAGGATAGACACTATCACCTATTTTTTCTGACCATAATTGATGCCAATCACCTTCATATAGTCTTGTTGCATCAGATCCACCAATACCTTGCTTTCTATCAAAATCTTTCTTCAAATCGTACCTCCAACTTTCCAATAATGTTTAGGTTGTTTTTTTAAATGCGTTAGCAACAACTTCTCTAACTTTGATTCCCATATTTGTTGCTTTGTTCTTCTTAAGTTTTTCCCATCTTTCTTTTTTTTCTTTCTCATGTTTTAACCTCAACTTTTCTATTTTATTTACATATTTATATGGCAATGTACCATTTAATATCTCACTAGCAGTTTTATTATAAACATCTTCATCAAATTCAATTTGCTTATAAAATTTAAGCAATCTCATTCGAAAAAGCATTTGCCTATTATGTGGAGCTGAATAATCTATGTTAGATTTTTTCTTCAGACTTTTTAGTAGATTCTTCATTAACAAATGTTCCTTCTTTAAATTTAGCTAACATGGCGTCTAACTCTTTCTCTTTAGCTTTAAACTTATCCGTTATCGTTCTAGATTTCACTAGATAATGAATAGCATCTATCATTTCTTCAATAGTTTCTTCTATCCATTGGTCTAACGGTCTGTCATTAGATTCCATTGTTTTACCAAACTTTTCCATACCTTGCATATGTCGTTTTAAAATTATATCGACAACTTTATTTACAATTGGATCATTTGTTAGTGTACCCTTTTCTTCATAATCAGGATTTATCATTTAGCATCTTCTTTGGGGTTAATGTTATTTTCATATCAAGAGCATCTGCCCAACAGCAGAATAGCCAACCACTAGGTTTTCTTATTCCACATTCCCATTTAGAAACTAAACCTTTGGCAACACCCAAAACTTCATCCATTTCTAGTTGTGATATACCTTTAGATTTTCTTGCAACCACAAATTGAGGTATTACGGTATTATGGAATATTTTACCTAATGCTAAACTAGTCATAATATATCCTATTAAACAAATCACTCATTGTTAAGATATACTGATTTATGGAGTAAAATCAACTATTGTGCGTTGCTTCCACTCTCGCTTTCACAACGCAACAATAGGTCGCTAGTGCGTCTAGACATTAGGTTTCTACTCTAGCTATTAAGGACTGACACGAATTACTCCGATGCCTTAAATTCGTTGATATTCCAATCAAATTTATCACATATTTGAAATAACTGATGTGCAAATATCCTATTAGTTCCATTCTCAAATTTTTGTACCTGTTGAAAACTAACTCCCAATACATCAGCAAGATTTTGTTGTGTGAGTTTAGATTGTTTTCTTTTTCGTTTAAGATGCTGTCCAATTTTAAAATTATATTCGTTCTTACTCTTTTTCATTCATTAATTCCTTTTTTAATAAATTATATACTGCATGATTATTAGGTATTTTCCATATACCTTTTTTATTAATTCTTAAACTTACATGGTAAATTAAACTTGTATGATCTCTGTCTGTAATTACAGCTATTTGTGGATATGAAAATCCACTTAATTCTCTAGTTAAATTAATTGCTATAGATCTCGGTATCACTAAATACTGATTTCTAGCTTTAGCAAATAATTCTTCTTGTGATATTTTAAAATAACTACAAACTTTAAATTTTATTTTTTGAAATATATCAGCACTATTAATAGGTGTTACATCAGGAACAAATTTAAAAGGTTTTTCATTTGATTTCATACCAGCACTATAACCAGCTTGATATATTGCCTGTTCTCTATCAGTTAATAAATTATATACGGTTTTAACAGTTTTTAATAAAGGATTATTATTTGTAGGAATTGTCATTCAGGTTCATTATTGTACTCACGAATGGTATCAATACCCACATTATATACTAATTCTTCTTTAAATTCTGTAATCATTTTTCTTAATTTTTTTTCGTCTTTTATTGTTTCCATGTCTTTGACTCTGTTAGCAACATATCTTGTATCTATACAATTTACTCTTTGTGTCATTGAATATTTCCTTTTCTTCTAGAAGCTTCAAGAGTTCTCCAAACATCTATTTTTAATATAGCAGTAGCTCTTTTATTTTTCATAGTATTAACTTCTTTTCTTAATTCTTTAATTTTACTAATTTCAGTAAAATAACTTCTAGTAGAATAAAATTGTTCTGTTAATAAACCCATAGAAATTTTAGGTTTTTCGGCAGCAGTTGCACCTATCCAAGAACCTTTAACATTTTTTAAATTATCAATTTGAAAATCTAATAAAGCATCCTTTTCTGCATAAGGTTCATCGGTTTGTGCTAAATATAATAAATCTTTTTCAATATCCATTTTGTTTTTTCTCCATATTATTCAATCGTTTAGTAGATTTATCAATAAATTGATCTACAAAATTTTCTAAAAATTTAGACGACATAGGATTTCTTTTATTAAATGCTCTAATTAAATGTATTAAATCCATATCTCCTATTTTAATTAATTCCCCTTTACTTTCGGAATGATATGTGAAGTTTAACTGTTCCTCCATATCACACGGTATCGTTCTGCCCATTACTTTCATTATATTAATTAATTGTCTAATGGTCATTTTAATTCACTTTCTTTTATTTGTTTTCTTATTTTTATTTCTTCATCAGCTAGATGTGATTTCATATCCATAAGCATATTTAATCTACCATATAAATTGCCTATTCTTGATATTGCAGCATAAGAGTCTGCAACACTAAACATTTGTTTTGCTAATGGGCTATCTTGTTTGGATTTTTCAGTCATTTTCTTCTCCTAAAGATTTTCTTGCTATTTTAATAAGTAATTGAAGAACTTTTTTAATTTCTTCTTTAGAACAATCATCAATCATGTCTTTTGCTTCAATTTGAAATTCCTCAAGATCTATAATATCCATGTGATTTAAACTACTTTCCAAACCATCTAAATTATCATTAGCTGATTTATTTATTTTTTTATCGATACTATCCATATAACTCCTCCCAATAATTAGATCTCATCATTTCTGCGACTTGTTTTTCTCTTTTTCTTGATACGTTGTGAACTGCTCCTCTAGTGATTGGGTTGGTTGCCCAGTCAGTAGCTGTTTGGTAAATCGCAAAAACTGTAAAACCGTATTTGCTACAATAGTTATTCCATAAACTATCCAAATGCTTAAGGACAAGCATACTGTTGTCATCAATATCAAGCTTTGTTTTACGGCTTGCCAAAGTTTTCCTAAATAGGTGAGTGACTGCATTATTAGTTACCTTTCTTTGCATCATTTTAAATAGATCTTCACCTAATTCTTTATGAGCTGTAACACCCATTCTAAAATCATTCATAGTGAAAGATATATCTCGTTTATCGTTGTGTTTATTATAGACAACAAATGTCCAATCAGGTCTTACCATTCCATTTAAACAAACTACATAAACGGAAGACCACATGATTTGTTGCCCCCATCTACCATCCATAGATGAGTAGATTCTTAATTGTGGTATGATTTTTTCTTCAGTACCTTTGATATGAAATCCACCATCCTTATAGTTATTTAAATCAATAGCATCATCCCAAAAGTTAATTGTACGAATAAATTTTCTACCACCTTCAAGTACTTGGTCTTTAGGTGTAATAGTATATTTTTCGTAATCAGGTACAGCTTCAACAATAACTTCATTGACCTTTTCTGCTAGTTCAGCATACGGTCTTACAATGTAATCATCTGTATGAATACCAAGTAATTTACCATTATCTTTTCTTACTAAAGCATATCTATTTACATCAGTATATGCTTCTTCCATGTTTTCAGCATTACCATATACATCTGATTCATATTTTAATTGTTTTTTCTCTACATCAAAATACGCACTTTCATCTATTGTGAGTAGATTTTTCGGCATCTCTGTGTTAACTGCTAAGTTCATAAAGACCTCTTTCTTTCTTTCATATCGAGTCAAGCCCCACGCAACGTGGGGTTTTGACAGTTACCTTTTATAATCATACAGTTCCAACCTAATTTTATTCTTATCAGCTGTTCCTGTATTATAAATTTTTTCAATATTTACTATAAAATCATTTCTACTACCTTGATTTTTCAATTTAGAAGAATTATTTTTTAATCTCTTTTCAAAGATTTTCCATTCAAAAGTTTTATTTTGAAACACAGATAAACAAGCATCTATAAAGTTTCTCTTTTTATAATATTGAAAATATTCCCCAATCCATGTTATTCTTTTAGCTTGAGTTTTTCCCCATTCTAAACTTTTGATAGTAAATTCACCATTCTTAAATCCTGTAGCTACTTTATGATCTACATAACCTTTGTTATTCAACATAGATATTGAAGCCATTATAGGAAATTGGTATGTTTTAACAAACCACTCTAATAATTGATAATCTCTAATACCTAATTTAACATGACTCATTAAATAGTCAGTTAGAGTCCATTTTTTAGTATTAGCATTTAATGCTCTTACATCTTCTAACTCAAATTTATTTTTAACAATATAAGTTACAGGAAAACCACATAGTTTATATGCTTCTAATCTATGTTGTCCATCTTGGACATTCATGTTTTCATCTACTATAATAGGCATTTCCAGATCTTTATCTTTGATAAGTTCTGCTAATTTTCTCACCCATGGTTCATGTATAGATCTATTACCTTTTACATATTTAAATTGAGCAAGATCACTAGTTTTATATATTTTACTATTTGACATCTTTTTCCTTTTTTATTTGACAGTTACAATTATCACATGGACATATATCTAAATATTCATCTATGTGTTCTTCATTACAATGACATTCGTGATTGCAATTCGTACATTTCTTTACTTCAGTTTCAGAACCATTCGGTAGCATCAGCAACTTTCCATTCTATTTTCTTTTTAAATTTATTACGCTTACCATAATCAAGAGCTTCTTCTTCTTGCATCCATACTTCAGTAGTAAATAATTCCCATTTATCTTCTATTTTCCATATGATACAATACATTACTTCACTTTTGGTAATTCAGGAAATGGCATTACTACATCATCTACTGTTGTAGTTGGTTTAACACCATCTAATTTAAATTCATATCTAGCAATTTCGGCATCTTCCATATATCCTTCAACTTCTTCTGCAGTATAAATACCTAATAGATTTAATCCTTCAGTAAATTCTTTACTGTTAATTTTACAAGCTCCATAATCATCCTGCAATTTTTCTATTTTTTGTGTGAATAATTCATCTGAACTATTTGCCATTTGATTTTCCTTTTTGTTATCTTCGAACCATATTCTAATTAATACTACCATCATAAATGATAGCATCAAAATTATAAATGTTGTCGGTGTCATTAATTAACTATATGATTGTCCTTACGTTTAATTTCATAAGGAAGTTCTACCTTTTCAGGCATATTTCTAGCTATTGCATACAATAATCCTAGAATTATTCTTATTGGAAACATGATTGCAATCCAAATCCATTTAGCTGCAACATTCATTAACCAATTTTGTATCGTTTTTAACATTTTTTTCTCCTTTTTAAGTTACACTTATTGATTGTTATTATCACTGCACATTGTGAATACATTAGGGTGAGTAAAATATGAGGTCTAGAATCTCCAACATATTAAACTCACCACTAATTCCAGATCTTACTGAGTGGGGTGTATGCGCAATCATCCACAGAATAGGATCAGGGATCAGCCCTGGCGCGGTTCCAAGTATTTCTACCATCGCTACTTATCCAGATTCCTTTATCGCGCTGATCCCAAATCCAACAATGTTTTTACTTATTCACCTAATTCTTCAGCAAATTCTTCTGCTAAATCATTATGGTATTCATCCAAATCATGACTCATTGGATCAAAATATTCATCTTCCATAATATTTTCCTTTCATAATTAAATGCCATTCGGCAGCAACCCCAAGCGAGGGAGCCAACCAAAGTTGGCGACCGAGCTAGTGTTTTTGCCCCTTTGTTTTTTTAGAATAATTCTAAACACGATAAAAAAAGCCCCCATAGTAATAATTACTACGAGGGCTTAATTTAATAAACTAACCAACCAACTGTTCTTTTAGTTGATCTTTAAGGAATTGTTTATTCGCTGTACTAACTTTGTCTTTGTCAGTAGCAGATTTTCTATTTGGTTTAGGAACATAGTCTTTTCCAAAAACTTTCTTATATTCTTTTGCTAAAGTATCTACAATTACTTCAGCTCTACGAATATTAAGTCTTTGGGCTTTGTTTCTAAACAACAACCTTTCAAGATCATTAGCAGAAATCTCAGTTCCTACATCTTCACTTGTAGCCTTTTTAGTTGCCTCAATAGTCTTATCAAATGATGCATTACACATTTCACAATGTCTATAAAAAGCACCATAGATACTATCAAAATTCCATTCTGCAATTTTTGACCAATCTTTACACTCAATAAATGGCGTAATAAGACTACTAATAGCTGTTTGAACTCCAGCTATCATATTACTCTCAGATTCATCTAACACCATTTCCATGTTAGTTATTCTTGAATCTGGATCATCTCTATAAGTTTCAGCACTCATATTTGTTTTCCTTTCGTTTCATTATTAATTTTATATGTTAACCAACAAAAACCACCAATTAAAATCGGCGATAATATTATTGCAATTAACATACCTGTATAGAAGCCTACGATAATTAAAACAGCAACTACCAATATTTTCAATATTGCTATCCATTTATTTATCATAAAGATCCTTCCATACTACTTAACTCAGAGTCAATGTTAGCTAACTCACTAACATCACCCTTACTAACAGCCTCATCTCTTTTCACTGCTAGTTCTTCAACTCTCTTGATATTTTTACTATCTTTTGCAATAACATAGTAATCAAGCAAATCATAAATGTTCATAACTACCTTTCTAGTTAAAGTTAATAAATGTCCTTTACACGGACACCGTGCAAGAACGAGGGGATTCCTTGCTGTTCTTGCGACAAAGTGCAGCCCTTGCCCAATCTAATTGGGCCAAGGCGACACACCTTCTTAGGTGTGGCACTTTGTTGATTAGGACAGCGAAGGGGAGTCCTTGTTACGCTAGGTGATCCCGTGTGCCCCTGCGGCGAGCAGAGTGCATTTAAAAATGTACCGAAGTGAGTCCACGAACGAGGACAGGGAGATCGTAAGAACCGTAGGTTCTTGCTTGGACATATTGAGAGCATTGAAATGAGCTTTGATTAAAAAGAAACGACCAAAGGGAGTGTCTGTCTTGGCAGTCTTTTTAATAAAGTGAATGAAGATACAACATCTAGTATTGTGCGTAGCGCAAGATACTAAAGTACTAATATAATGCTTGACACGTCAATTTATGACGCATAGTTAAGAAGGGGCAGAATATAATAACGAGATGCTTAAAGACGACCTAACAGATAAACAGAAAGCACTGGTAGATACCATCGTATCAACTGGGTGTAGTATAACGGAAGCTGCTAAAACAGCTGGATATTCAACAGAAGTCAGTAAAGATTCAGCGAGAGTAAGTGCTTCTCGCACACTACGTTTACCAAAGGTACAGAGTTATATGAGCAAGTGTATTGCTAATACTCTAGGACTTGGTGCAGTAAGTGCGAGTAAGAGACTTATCGATCTCTCTAGCGGAGCTAGGAGTGAGTATGTTCAACTTGAAGCAAGTAGGGACATACTCGATAGAGTAGGGTTAAGAGCACCTGACAAGGTGGCACATAATGTAACAGGCGATATTAAGATAAGTATCGACCTCTCTTAAAAAAAGTGTCGGTACTACCGACTCTTTGTCCACACCTCGAGTTTCGAGGGGTGGGGGCAAAAACACCCATCGTTAGATGACTAGTGGAGTCATACAAGCAACAGAGGTGTTTTTTAAGTTCGTTATCACGTTCTAATAAATTTGTAGATCCTCCAAAAGTAAGTTATATAAATTAATGGCAAAGAAAGAATTTGTAGAACACGTAACGAAGGCAAGGTTTAAAAAAACTTCCCAATCAAAAAGAAGACCTAAACTATCTTCAATGAATAAATCCAGGAAACGGAGTTACAAGAAGTATAGATCTCAGGGCAATTAATGTGCGTTTTAAGAAATAACATATATTGCTAGACATTGGTTATGTCAGATAAATTAAAGAATGTTTGGAAGCAAATAACAAAAGAAAAACCAATACAATCTCAAGAAAACAAACCTTACGATAGAGATGTTTCTGGAGCAGAAGCTGCTAATTATAAAGCACCTAACATCATAAAAAAAATAAAAGACTCATATACTTATGGATATGAAGATGGTTGGAATCAAAGAAGTAAAAAGGGTAGCAATAAAATTATGGCTCATTCTGATAGAAAGATTAAAAAGAAATAATTATGTCAGATAAACTTAAAAATATTTGGAAACAAGTTAAAACTACTGTTGCAAAAAATGCTCCACATATTGTGGACATAAGTGTTACATCACAAGTTAAAGCAATTAACAAAGAAGTTAAAAGTAGAGCTAATAAAGCTCCTTGGTATAAAGAACCAACTTATAAAGATTTAGGTCAAGCCTACAAAACAGCAGCTAAAAATATTAAAAGTAAGAAAAAGAAATAAGTGTGTCGGATAAGCTTAAAAATGTTTGGAAACAAATTAAAGCTGGTCATGAATATATTTCTAGTAATTATGGTCATACAGCTAGAGAAGATAAGGGTGTTAGAAAATTAAAAATGAAGTTAGATAAAGATGTTTCAGGAGCTGAAGCTGCTGCAACTAAAAATACAACTTATTCTGACAAAAAAATTAAAAATTTAAAAAAACCTTGGCACAAATAAAAAAAAATAAGTAAGTGCGTTTATCTTTCTAGGGTTGTGCTATAAGTAGATTATTCCAATAAATCAAAAGAGGTTAAATGTTTTACTTAGTAAAAATTTGGGATAATAGTGATTGTTTTTTAAAGAAAGAAATACTATACCAATCAGATAACGATGTTAATGCAATGCAGAAAGCAAGTGCTGCTACGCCTGATGGGTGTAGATCGACTTATGAGTCAATTGATAAGGAAAAATATGAAAAAGAAAAAATTAAAAAAGCCGAAGAAGAAGAAAAAACCATCATCGAAGAAGACATCACCTCGTAAACGTGGCTACTAAAGCTGAGAAGGTTCATATGGAAAAGGTGGCAAGTCTTGGATGCTACATCTGCTTAAGACCTGCTTCTTTACATCATATAAGAAATAACGGAACTGGGAATGTAGGAATGGGAAGGAGATCCTCCCATTTTGAAGTAATCCCTTTATGCTATGACCACCATCAAGGTCAACACTCAATTCATTTAGATAAAAAAAATTTTGAAAAGAACTTCGGTACGGAAAAAGAAATACTGGAAAAAATCTTAAAAAGGATTACAACTAGTGCATGAGCTTTCTCAAAACCTTATCTCTTAAAGATAGAAGAAGATTAAGAACAATAGTTAAAAAAACCCATTTAAGTTATTACCCTACACATATGATAACGGATTATGAAGCTGATAAGCTTATAGAAGCTTTCGGAGAAGAAACTGTATTCAATATGTTGAAAACTAATGTAGGTGTTAATGTCGATTAAATTTGCTTATAAACCAGAAGGCATAACTCTTAAGACTTTTATGAAGTCTAATGACTTTTTTAGAGGTATGCGTGGGCCAGTAGGTTCAGGTAAATCAGTTGCTTGTTGTATTGAAGTCTTTAGAAGATCTTTATTACAAGCTAAAAACAAAGAAGGAAAAAGAAAAACTCGATGGGCAGTTATAAGAAATACAAATCCCCAACTAAAAACTACAACAATTAAAACATGGCTTGATTGGTTTCCTGAAGATGTGTGGGGAGATTTTGCTTGGTCTGTTCCTTATACTCATAGAATTATTAGAGGAGATTTAGAAATAGAAGTATTATTTCTAGCTCTTGATAGACCAGAGGATGTAAAGAAATTACTATCTTTAGAACTTACAGGTGTATGGATCAATGAAGCTAGAGAAATACCTAAATCAATTATAGATGCTTGTACCATGAGAGTAGGAAGATACCCCTCAATGAGAGATGGTGGTGCTACTTGGTATGGAGTTATAGCTGATACTAACGCACCTGAAGAAGATCATTGGTGGCCTATCATGGCAGCAGATGTTCCTATACCAGATCACATATCTAGAGATGAAGCTTTAATGTTAATTAAACCTGATAACTGGTCTTTCTATTCACAACCTCCTGCATTATTAGAAAAAAAAGATAAAGATGGATCAACTACAGCATATGATCCTAATCTATTAGCAGAAAATAAATCAAACCTAACGCCTAAATATTATTCAAATATTATTAGAGGTAAAACAAAAGGATGGATAGATGTTTATGTTTTAAATAAACTAGGTTCAATTGAAGAAGGAAAACCTGTATATCCAAACTTTAAACAAGAACTACATTGTGCTACCGAGATATTGTTACCCAATATTTCACAACCACTATATATAGGGATTGACTTTGGATTAACACCTGCAGCAGTCTTTGGTCAAAGACTTGTTACAGGAAGATGGGCAATTTTAGATGAGCTTGTTTGTTTTGATATGGGTGTAGTTAGATTTTCAGAATTGCTAAGAGGTATAATAAGAAAATCCTATAGAAACTTTGATGTTCAGATATATGGAGATCCTGCTGGAGATTTTAGATCACAGACAGATGAAAGAACTCCATTCCAGATTATGAGGAATAATGGATTGAAAGCTATACCAGCTCCTTCTAATGATCCTGCTTTAAGAGTTGAAGCAGTAGATGTAACTTTGCAAAGATTAATAGATGGTAAAGCTGGTTTCTTGCTAGACAAAAAATGTGTTAATTTAAAAAAAGGATTTAACGGAGGTTATCATTATCGAAGACTTCAAACAGCAGGAGATAGATATGACGAAAAACCTTTTAAAAATAGATATTCTCATGTCCATGATGCTTTACAATATTTAATGATGGGAGCTGGAGAAGGTAGAACAATTCTATCTGGTAAATCAAGATCTCAACCTATGATCGCCAAGAAAGAATGGGATGTATTTGCAGGACAAAAAAAGAAAACAAGGAAAGTATGGGATCTATTCAAGAGGAATGGTTAGTTTATTTTTTTGAA